GAAAAACCCAGAAGGCAAGATTGATACTGTGGTGGTTGAAATAAAACCCCATGCGCAGACGCGGCCTCCAGTGGTGATAAATAAGCCTAATAAGCGTTATATTAATGAAGTCATGACATGGGGTGTCAATGAAGCCAAATGGAAGGCTGCAGCAGTATTTTGTAATGATCGAGGTTGGAAGTTCGATATACTGACCGAAAAAGAATTAGGAATTAAGTTTTAATGGCAACAGTCTTTGATAGTATCATTACTCAAGGTGTCCGTGCTGGCCAAATACCAGCGCGTACTAACACTGCGCGTGAGTGGTTCAGAGATACTGCTGGCAAAATGAACCGTATCAATGAGCGTGAGATGATGAAGGGTGATACAGTACGTATGACCACTCAGCCTCTGCTCGGATCAATGTACATGTTTTACTATGATCCAAAACACAAAGAAGAGCTTCCATACTACGATAGATTTCCTCTGATCTTTCCATATAAGAAGGTCAAAGGTGGATTTATGGGACTCAACTTACACTACTTGCCGTTACAACTCAGAGCGAAGTTGATGGACGGCTTATATGACTTTGCAAACAATACTCGTTACGACGAGTCGACTCGCCTGAAACTTAGCTATGAACTCATGACACAGGCCGCAAAGCTAAGATGGTATGCTCCATGCATCAAGCATTACTTGACTTCGCACGTACAGTCAAAGTTTATGTACGTTTATCCATCTGAATGGGATATCGCGCTCTTCTTACCAACAGAACGTTTCGTCAAAGCAAGAAAGAATCAAGTTTGGATGGATACGAAAAGAATGCTAGGAGTTACTAAGTAATGTCAAATAGACCTAACTTCGTAGAAAACTCTCGCGGTGAGCCAGTGGAATCACAATACGGTGAAATCACTTTACGACAGCGTGAAAGAATACTAGAAAGTTCAAGTCCAATAACGGTAGGACAAGTTCTTACCTCCGGAGATCCAGTAGCTTTAGAGTTAGTTAGACTTGGCAGACTAGCAGATCCTCGAGTTCAACCTGCAACTACGAGATCTCAACCGGCCGCTTCTACTAGACAAGAAACTCCTACACGTTCGACTGCCGCGGCGGGTGCAGCCGCCGGGACAGGCACTGGAGTTGGGGCGCCTGCTCCAAAAACAGTAATTGATGAGCGTTTAAGAGGCGAAGGTGTTAATACTAATTCAGAATTATTCGAAAGAGATTCTGAAGGTAATCTTACTAATATATCTAAAGCTAGAACTTCTGATTCTGCTTTTAGTACAGGTGCGCGCACAACAGGAACGTTCAACATCGGTCGATTTAGAGCAGAAGTTTCTGGCGCCGACAGTGTACTGCCTACTCACAGCTTCTTAGTAGTTTTTGCTCCGATGATCTGGACGAGATCAAAATTTAGTGCTCAGAATCTCGACTCGCTTCTTACGATGAGATGCGATAACGTCGTTCTTCCTTCTGTGAATCTCTTACAAGAGCAAAACATTCGAAGATATGGATTTGGTCCAGTCGAAAACGTTGCGTATGGTGTAAACGTCGGAGATTTTACTCTGCAATTCATCGTCGATAAGAATGCTTTAGTTATAGAATACTTCGAAGAGTGGTTAAATCTCATCGTCAATCGCGACTCTTTTGGCGGCGCGAATATGAATAACAACAATCTTAAAAATGGAAGAAAACCTTACGAGATTGCCTATAAAGATACATACTCATGTCCTAACGTAAACGTGTTTGTATATGACCGAGCTCAGAACCAAGTCATGACGTACAATATATATGATGTATTTCCTACTGGAATACAAAGTATGAATATGTCATGGAGCGAAGAAAACACTTTGATGAAGCTGAACATCACTTTCTCTTTCACTGATCTTCGAATCAATAGAATTCCGCCAAAGACCCGTGTAGATGATAAGTCGTTTAAAGACGAAATTATTGTAACAGGTAGAAGAAGAAATCCGGACGGAACTTTTGTTGTCGGTGATCCCGGAAATCCGCTATCTACTCTCAATTCTCCGCTTGGAAGAGGCCTTGAGCTTACAAACTTGACGAATGAAACTACGATTATAGGCGATTTTGCTGGGAGAATTCGAGGCTCGGTAACACCCGTTCAATTAAGTACACCAACTACAAACCAAACTGCAGATGTTCCGGTGCCGAAAAACTACTCGACTCTCGGAGTGCGCATCAATCCAGGCGCTTAATACATAATTTTAAATCTAGGAGAATATATAATGCCTTTACCAAAAATCGATCAACCACTCTTTGACGTGACTGTCCCTTCTTCAAAGAAGAAAATTCTTTTCAGACCATTCTTGGTGAAAGAAGAAAAGATCTTGTTGATCTCTCAACAGGGTGGAGAAGATACTGATGTGATCAGAGCCATCAAGCAGATCTTAAGACTGTGCGTGCAAGACGAAGACTTTGATGTCGATAAGCTTACGACATTCGATCTTGAATATTTGTTCTTAAAGCTTCGCGCGAAGTCGGTGAACAACATCGTCAAGCTATCTTATCGTGATAACGAAGATGACAAAGTTTATGACTTTGAACTCAATCTCGATTCGATTGAAGTCGAAATGCCAGAAGGTGTAGACTCGACTATTAAGTTGTCTGATAATATTTCAATGATCATGAAATATCCGAGTGCGAGCATCACCGATAAGATCACACAGTTTGACAACGAAGTCGATCTGATGACTTTCTTTATTATCAACTGCATTGACACTATCGTGACAGACGAAGAAATCTATCCTGCTTCTGAGTATACAGATAAAGAACTTGAAGAATTTATCGATCAATTGCCAGTGAATTCTTTCGAAAAGATTCGTGAATTCTTTGAGAAGATGCCGAAGCTGTATCATAAGATCGAATACAAAAATGAACTTGGTAATGATAGGAGTATCGAGTTAACGAATCTCAAAGATTTTTTTATGTGGCGCTGAGTCACAACTCGCTTCAAAACTACTATAGTATGATCTTTGCTTTGGCTCAGCATCACAAATATTCGATAACTGAGATTGAAAATTTGATACCTTATGAAAGAGATCTTTATGTCGATTTGTTGATGGCTCATCTTGAAGAGCAGAAACAAGAAATAGAGAGTAGAAGAAAGTAATGGCACTTGTAGAAACACCATTTTCTGCTGCTGTAAAAGAAACCATTGCAGGTACTTTTGGATTAGCAGGAAAAGTAGTAGAAGCAGCTGGCAACGCCGTTCGCGGTGTTGGAGAAGCTGTAGGAGGAGCTATGCAAGGAGCTCTTTCTCCAGCTCCAGTGACTGTTATTAATGGTGTTGGTATGGCAGGTCAGGCTGCAAAAACAAGGGTGTCTGGATCAGGCACAATTCCTACTTCTCCTAAAAAGTCGGGTAGACCGGCTGTCAATCCAAATATGCCAACAGAAAAATTGTTGGTTGTAGCGGTAAACTATCTTTCTTCGATTGAAAAGACTCTTGAGCAACAACTTCAGTTTGAAAGAAAGGCTTTTCAGCAACAAGCTCAGGCAGAAAAAGAAGCCTCGATCGAATCTGGCGGAAGATCTATTCAGAATCCCTTTAGTAATTTGGGGGAAAAGCTGGGCGCGGTCAAAGATAACGCCAAAGAAAGAGCTGGGATTGTAGGTAAGCTTTTAATCGGAGGTGGTCTATTAGGTGCTCTCGGACTGGGCGCCATTGGAAATTTAGATACGACGCAGTTAAACGAGTTGAAATCAAATTGGGCAGCTTTCACTGATAAGATATCGCCTGTTATTGATTTTGTTAAAAACTTGGCGGGTGCATTGGGTTACGATGCAACCTTAGGAGCGGGCATTGGATTTACTGTTGCAGGTGTGCGAGGAGCACTAATAGGTGCAGTTGCCGGAAAAATCTATGAAGATGCTTACGGAAAGATTAATCCTGAAACTAATAAAAGAGAAGGTGGAAAAGGATTGCTCTCCGCGATCGTAGGCAATTTCCCACTCGCTGCATTGGCCATAGCTCCTGTCACGGCGGTAAAGTTTGCATATAAGGGCGTTAAAGCTGCAGCCGGTGCTGTAACTGGATTTGTAGCGAGACAAGCCGCAAGATTTAGCGCATGGTTTGCAGAAAAAGCTTTTATACGTTTCGCTTTCTCTGCATATGGCAAAAATAGATTGTGGAATCTCTTCTTAAGATACTTAGAAAAGAAAGCACAACAAAGACTTCTCGCTCAAATTGCTGCTGTGGCCGCTACGACCGCCGCTACTACTGCTGCTGAAGCTACACTAGCTGCCACCGGTATAGGTGCACCAGTGGCTGCGGTTTCTGCTGTTGTAACAAAACTGATAGCAGCAGGTTTCGCGGCTTGGTTGTTATGGGATTTGTATCAAATTTGGGTAGAATTCTCAGAAACTGCAGAGGCAAGAGCACAAGCTGCTACTGACGACGAGAAAGCAAATGCTTCTCCTGCTACTTCAACTTCACCGACAGCTGACGCATCTCCAGCTCCTACGTCTTCTCCTCCGGCTGCTACACCAACTTCTAGTGGTGATGTTTTACCCCCTGCCGCGTCAGGTTCTATTGATGCTATTCTCGATAAGAATCCCGAGCAACTTACGGACGGAGAACTCAGACAACTTGTAGAAGCACAAGGTCGTATTGAAGATCCTCGAGGAGTAACGAATAATCCCGGCGGCATTCTTTATGGTACAGGACCATTAAAAGATCATCAGATAGGATTTAAACGCGCTAACGGTGATAGCTCTGTTAAAATTGCTGTATATGATACACCCGAAAACGGCATTCGCGCTGCGATGGAAAACTGGAGAAATTCTCGCTATTATCGCGGAAAATCAGTAAGAGCTGGATTAGGAACTTGGTCTGGAGGCAACGGCGCGCACTACGCAAAAATGCTAGGATCAGTTCGTCCAGGCTATGATGGAACGCTGAATCCTCAGGGAGAAACTGGTAGCAGTATGGCTTCGAGTTTTGCCGACTTAGGCAAAGGAGCAATGGAAGCCATCGGTACAGTATTACGTGCTGGACTCGGAAGTAATACTATGAGACCTACGAGTGGATCTCAATTATCAGGTTTTAACGATACCATGAGTGGTAACGTTGAAAGATCTTCTTCTGATATACCTTCGGCAGGTGGTGGAGGGGGTGGTGCTGCAACGCCAGTTCAAGGAGAATCTACTGTAACTACCGCGCTAGCACGTACTTCTGCACAGATACAAAATGCGGTTGATTTAGGAAACGCTAACGCCGCTCAAACTGCAACTCAACAAGAATCTGCGGGAGCATCTTCTATTCGTCAAGCAAATGCTTCGAACGACGGCAAGTTAGAATGTCTTGATCCTAATTTCCCTGGAAGCGGAGCCGTAGAAGGTTATCTCCAGTATCATAGATTGGCTGCATAATGGCTGAACCAGTTACAATTGGCGGTCAAACGTTTATTAAAACGGCTGATGGTTGGGTAGATCAAAAATCAAAAGCAAAAGCGCCTGAAGGACTGCTTTCACTTCTAAATAGGCTTCAGGTTGAAAATTCTCCTGAAGGAAAGAAGAAGCGTGTTAAAATCGATACTTCTCGTCCAGTTGTAAAACTGGGAAAAACAGAATACGTATGGGATCTTAACAGCAAAGTATGGATCGATAAGAAAACAAAGGATGCAGCGAATCCTGCTTTCAGTAAGCTTATCGAAGCTGCCTATCAAGGCATTGTGCAAGGCACGACTGAAGAAGAAAAGCTTTACGAAAGTTGGGCGAAGAAAGCTGCAGCTGGACAAGTCTTTACGGGAATGGGAGTGGCAGGACAGGCAGCAAAGCAGAAAGTAAAAAAGCCCACAGGCGGCGGGCAGTTTTCTGTAGCGAATGTAAAGATTAACTCTCCAATCATTCGAATGATAGAGAAGCTATCTGTTATTGACGGCTATTTAAAGCAGAGACTTGCGAATGATATGGCAATTGCCAATTCGCAAAGTGTTTCTGCAAAAGAACAAGCAATAGAACAGTCAGCAATACAAACAGATGCTACACCTAATCTAAAAGAAGATAATATTGATGCTGAAGTAGAAAAAACAAATAAGGAGTCGCAAGCGATATTGGTTGCCGGAGCTGCAGCAGCCGGCGCACTCTTTATATCTCAACTCGATCCAGTAAAAGAAACTTTTAATTCTATTGTAGGTTTTGCAAAAGGAGTTTATAACTTTGCATCAGACATCGCCGGAGTTATTAACGAAGGCTTAGTTCGCATTGTAGGAACACCAGAATCTCGAGGAGAACAATCTTCGACCACTCCTGGTGCCACTCCAACTGCAAACACAGAAAGATCTGCTGGTGCTGCACAGCCCTCTAGCGGGGCTGGAGAAGACGCTGCGTTTCCTGGTCCAGGAGAATCTTCTGCTTCAAACGGCAGAGCTTCGAGTGGACCAGCAACTCCAGAAGAAATCACTACGCCATTTCCTGGGCCTACATCTTCTTCAAATACTCAAACAAATACCCCATCTTCAGCCGCATCTGCGGGCGCTAATACACCGGCTGCCAATAGATCTGATGCCGCACGAGTTCCTTCTCCGTCAACATCAACTCCTCCCGCTGCAACACCTTCGACTCCAGCTACACCTCCACCGGCGGCCACTCCTGCCCCTGCTCCTGCTGCAACTCCAGTTCAAGATGATCGCAATTGGTGGCAAAGAAATATGCCGAGTTGGCTTGGAGGAGAAGAAGCTCCTACGTCAGCCGCAACTCCGGCCGGAAAAACAAAAAAAGATGAAGCGAAGTCAAATACTGCACAAAATTCTGTAGACGGTTATATTAATCCTGTAGAAGGACACAGTATCAATAGCGCATATGGAATGAGAAGACATCCAGTATATGGCGGCATGAGATTTCACACCGGTGTTGATATCAAGGCACCAGCAGGCACTCCTGTTCGAGCAGTGAAGAGCGGTACTGTTACCAAGATCAGTAACAACCAGAAACCATACTCCGGATTCGGCAATGTAGTCATAATCGACCACGGTGACGGTTATCAAACCGTATATGCTCACTTATCGCAATTTGCATGTAAAGTTGGTGATAGCGTTCAACAAGGACAAGTTATTGGTTACGTCGGAAGTACCGGAACATCTACAGGTAATCACTTGCACTTCATCGTGCAAAAAACTGGGCATGCAGTGCCAACTCAAGGAAATACAGTAAATCCTGCTCCACTTCTAAGAAAGGGAGGAGTTACCATTCCAGCTGGAATGGAAGGTTATGATATGGAAGGTGGAGGTGATGGTAGCACATTGCAGCAAGTTGCAACCGCTGGAGTAGAATTAACCAAAGGCACAATGGAAGCCATCGGCACTATTCTACGTGCCGGACTCGGAAGTAATACCATGACACCTACGAGTGGATCTCAGCTTTCAACAGTAAATGACACAATGTCAGGAAATATTGCAAGAGCTGCTCGAGAAAGAACTGCTACGGTTGCCGCTACGAAGACACCTGAACCTGTAGCTACAACAAGATCAGATCCAGTGAATCTAAATGCCTCGACAGGTTCTTCTACTGTTCAAAACATGCCTACGACTTCTGATAAGGCTGGAGTCGAATTCTACTTGACACGTATGGGATTTCCAAAGATCGTATACACTCAGACGGCTCGTGGAGCAACGCTAAGATAAAAAGAAAGGGGACCTTTCGGCCCCCTTTCCCACCTTATCAATCTTCTTCGGCAAGTCGTTTGAAGAAATCGAGATCATCGTCGTCTTCATCGACCGTAGAAGCCGCAGCAGGTGCAGCAGTCGCCTTGAAGGTAGGCGCAGGAGCTTTATACTCCTCTTCATCACGATCAACGCCGCGAATCTTAGCAGGTTCCGCAGAAAGTGCCAAGACAGTATTAAGACGAGTCTTGAGGTCCTCATAAGACTTGAATTGCTTTGTATCTACGAGTTCGGCAAGCGAATACTCTTGAGTGTAGACACGTTCAAGCTCACTGTCATCATCGAACAGTGGTGCGGGAGAGTCGAATTCTGACTTATCGTAGTTAGGCCAACCTTCGACCTTACGAATTTTGAGCTTGAAATTAGCACCGTTCCAAAGATCGAAAGGATTTACTGGCTTCTCGTCCTCAAAACCTGGGTTCATGAGGTCGTTCAGCTTATCGAAGATCTTCTTTCCGTACTTGTACAGGAAGACCTTACCTTCGTTCGCAGGATTGCCTGGATCCTTCACAACATAGATGTTGCTGTGGTATGCCAAGCGGCGCTTCTGCTTGCGTGCGATCTCCTTATCAGAGTCAAGACCAGTGTTCCAAAGAACGCTGTTGTATTCTGACACGGGATCGTCTTTACCGAGAGTCGT